CTGGTAACTACGAAAAAGAGAATGCGAATTTTCTGAAAATCTTTTCTGGAGAAGTCCTAACGGTCTTCAATAGAGAAACAATTTTCAAAGACTTAACTCAAAAGAGAACCATCTCCTCAGGCAAATCGGCCAGCTTCCCAATTACGGGTCGTTTTTCAAGTCGATATCATCGCCCAGGTGATTGGATAACAGGCCAAGGTAACAAAGGCATGACTGGTGAGAAAATCATCACGATTGACGATTTGCTTATCGCAGATGCCTCAATTTATGATTTAGATGAAGCCAAACTCCATTGGGATGTGAGGTCGATTTATAGTCGTGAATTAGGACGTGCTCTCTCAAGATCCTATGATCAACGCCTAGTACGTACACTCCTCACAGCTTCCGAGTCTGATGGACGTGTTGATGACTGGGATAACAAAATCTTCCAGTTGAATAGTGGTACATACGCTTCTGTAAGTACTAACACCATTACACTTTCTGCTAACTTCCAAACTGCTGAACTAGCTGATTGGGCTGTTGGTAAGGTTGTTTATGGTGAAACTTCTGGAGCCTATGCTGTTATAACAACAGCTCCAACTAACGGTGCGGCAACATTTATTGTTAACCCGATTGGTTCTATTGGTACTGGTACTAATTCAGCCTTTACAGTTGGTGAGCGTCTATTCACACTTGCTAAGCTTCCTGGTGGAACTTCCTACTCAGGTATCAACCTTAACGGTGCTGCTAACCGCAACGCTAGAGGTGAACTGATTGTAGAAAACCTCTACAAGGCTTGCCAAGTACTTGATGAGAAAGATGCACCTAAGGATGGACGTATTGTTGTCCTATCTCCAGGCGCTTATTATGATCTTCTCAATTCTGATCGTGCAATTAACACTGATTGGAATGGTGGAGGTGGTACTAACGGAACCTTCAAGGGTAATAACGTTCTTAGTGTTGCTGGTTTCACAGTCAGGACTTCTAACAACCTTGGATCTGCTTCTTATGGCAATACCTACTCAGGTACAGCAGCTCAAGCAGCTACTACCAGAGGTGAGCGTCCTAACTACATCAATGGTAAGGATGGTTCTGACGGATCTGCAGCAGCAGGAACTAACGACTACTGGCAAGATGAGCAGGGTAACACCTCAACTCTTACCAACTTGTTTGGCCTCTGCTTCACTAAAGAAGCTGTAGGAACAGTTGCTCTTAAGGATCTCAATATGCAGATGACTGGGGCTGAGTACAAAGCAATGACTCAGAGCACCATGATGGTCGCAAGCTATGCAGTTGGACACGGTATCCTCCGTCCTGATTGTGCAGTATCGCTACTTCATGATGGCAACCCTTGGTAAATAGTTACTAAAACCGCATACAATAAGGGGAGGCGTAAAGTTTCCCCTTTTTGTTTATATATGGCAACTACAAAACTACAAGCAGTTAATACACTTCTTTCCATTGTGGGAGAAGCACCTTTAAACTCTTTAACTCCACCACTAACGGGTGATGCTGCTTTAGCAGAAAGAGTGTTAGAAGAGGTGAGTACAGAAGTTCAAGGAGAAGGTTGGTCTTGGAACACGATGATTTATGACAACATTCCTTTAGATGCAAATGGTCATAGTTCTCTTCCTAGTAATACTCTTGCTGTAAGATTTAATCCTATTTCATACCCTTCCCAACGTTTTGTATTGAGAGGTATTAAATTATATGATCGTGTTAAAAATACTTATGATTTAAGAGGTAGTCTTGGTGTAGCTTTGACTGGTTCGACTACTGATTTAATAGCTCAACTTGTAGAAGAGTTAGCTTGGGATGATGTACCTGAAACAGGTAAAAGATACATAATGATTAGAGCTGGAAGACAGTTTGCAAATAGATTAATATCCTCTAGTAGTATAGAAAGTTATACATCTGATGATGAAGAGAAAGCACTTCAAATTTTAAGACGTACAGAGGATATGGCACAAAATCATAACTTCATTAGTGGTCCTGATGATATGTATGGTGGTCGTGTATTAACAACATTTGGTCCTGATATTCTGAATCGCTTCTAATGTCTAGAGAACTTTATAGTCAAGTTATTGGTCCTCTTAATAAAGGAGTCAATCAACAAGCAACCAGCTTTGTTTTACCTGGTTTTGCTAAGAGTCTTGAGAATGCTAACTGTGATTTAGTAGAAGGTCTTAAGAAACGCTTAGGTAGTGTCCCTGTAAAACGGATAGATACTTTAACAACTAATCATGGAGGTAATGCTCCTACTGGTACTGTTAAATGGGATGAAGCTTGGTACTACGTATATAACCGAAGTACTGATGAACGCTTCGTTTTAGCAATAGTTGATGATAGTTATACAGTAACCAAGACTATAACTACAGTTAATAATTCTTCAGTTATAACAATATCGTCAGGAGGTACTACTGATTTATTTGTAGGAGCTACTGTTAGCGGTACAAATATACCAACAGGTTCTGTTATTAAGGAGATAGGTACTAATAAAATTACTATTGATAAAGACTGTACAGCGTCAGGTTCTAGCATCACAATGACTGCAGAGGCTAGTCGTGCTTATGTCACAGGCTTGTCGAATATGGAACCTATAAGTGGTATTCTCCCTACGGTTGTACCAGTCGAACAAACCTTTGCAGGTATTACCACTACAAACCTTGAATATTTCAGAGGATCAGGTAGAGCTAGAGATAGATTTAGAGCTACTTCTTTTCAGGATTTTGTATTTATAACTAATACTCAGAAGAAAACTGCTTACGATGCTACTGAGACTTTAACTAGATACAACATTGGATATATCAGTAATGCTTATGTTCCTATTAAGGCTCAGATATGGGTGAAGTTGGTTGACTATTCCACTAAATATGAAGTAGCAATTGAACTGGATAATGGAGATACTATTAACGCAGATATAACTACAGCAACTTTAGCTTCTGGTACTGCTGTAAGTACACAAACTATTGCAACGGACTTAGCTGCTGCCATTAATACAGCAGACAGTAGTAACCATCTAACATTTTCAACAGTTGACTCTCAAATACTTATAGGGTTAGCAAGCGCATCTAGATCATTTAAAAAGTTTGTTGTATCTGACGCTAGAGGTAACACTCTTATGAGTGGTTTTGCTAGTCAGGTTACAAGTATTGTTGAACTACCTCAAACCTCTTGGGAAGGTTATCAAATCATTGTTGCACCTGATGGTTCAGCAGACCAGAGTTCATATTATCTGACGTTTAACACTGAGAATACCTCTGTAGCAGGTACTTATGGTAGAGGTGTTTGGGAAGAGAAAGGAGGTTGGGGAGCTAAAGGAAAGTTAGATGACAACACAATGCCTCATGCTTTTGTTTACTACAAGAACGATGATGGCTTAACTAGATTTACTGTTCAACCTTTTAGCGGTAGTGATTATACCGATAGCTCTACCACAGTTAAAATTCCTGGGTGGACTTTACGTTTAGCTGGTGATGCTGATGAGTTACCTGGACCTTCTTTTGAAGAAGAAGCTATTAACGATATTGTCTTCTTTAAAAACCGTTTAGGATTCATTAGTGGAGAGAATATAATCCTCAGTGAAGCAGGTGATTACTATAACTTCTGGCAACAATCAGCTTTACAAGTAAGAGATAACGATCCTATTGATTTAACAGCAGTTAGTAATGATGTTGCTGTACTTAACTACGCTTTACAACAGCAGGATGAGTTAGTTCTATTCTCTAATGAGAATCAGTTCAGACTATATTCAGGAGATAACGTCACATTCAGCCCTGAGACAGCCTCTGTAGGCCGTATAAGCTCCATTACTATGGAAGCTAACGTTAAGCCACAACAAGTGGGTCCACAGGTCATATTCCCTGTTAAAGAGGGTGACTACACTGGACTACATACTTTTATAACAACTGATCGTACTGTTGGTATCAACCTTGGTCAAACAGCAGTTATTACAGAAACTGTTCCTAAGTACATTCCAAAGAATATAGACTCCTTAGCTGTAAGTAGAACAGATCAATATCTAATAGCTTTAAGTGCAGATGATCCTGATGCTTTATATGTTTATCAATTCTTCTGGGAAGCTTCTGGAGGTTCTTTAACCAACAGACAGAATGCTTGGTCTAAGTGGACATTCCCTAATAAGAGCTTGTATTGGGCTGATTTCGTTGAGGGTACTTTATACACCGTTGCTAAATATACAGAGAATAGTCAAACAAGATACTACTTAGAAGCTCTTAACGCATCTAGACCACCACAAGAAAGTAAAGACCTGTTCCTTTTAGACAGACAGTTGGCTAGTAGTGTTGAGACTGATGTAGCTGTTAGTGCAGGTAATATCGTCACGTTTGCTTACAACAACTTGACGAATAAAACTACAGTTACACTGCCATACTACACAGTAAATGAAAGTCAATTCGTAGTAATCAAGAAGGATAAGAACGATGCTAACGAAATTGAAAAGCGCTGGGTCGTGGCTAATGCTGTTCCTGCGGGTGTTAATTCTTTCACCCTTAATAGTTTGGGAGATTTTTCGTCTAGTTCTTGGATCTTTGGTGAAAAGTTTGCTTTCAAGTTTGAGCCGCCTCAGCTCATGCCCTATTCAAAAACTGCGACGGACAACACTTTTATTGGTAATCGTACTGGTCGCCTTCAGTTACGATATGTGGATGTTTACTACAATGATGCTAGGTACTTCCAGGTAGACGTTACACCTAAATTTAGAAGTAAGATTACTTATGAATTTGACCGTAGAGATCCTTTGAATGCCAACATCACTGTGGGTTCAGTCTCTGACTTCGATGAGGCTAAATTCAGATCATTTGTACAAAGTAAGAATGATCAAGTTACGATAGAAGTAGTCAATGACAGCATGGATCAAGCCAAGTTTGTTGCTTTAGAATGGACTGGTTTGTATTTTGATGTCGCTAGGAAGTATCAGTAATGGATCTATTATCACCAGCCATGGGCGGTTATATGAATTTCGGAATGAATATACTGAGCACTTCAGCTCAGAAAACTGGAGCTTATAGACAAGCTTGGGCTAAGTGGGAACAAGACAGTAAGAATGCTATAAGGAAGAAATTAGAAACAGATAAACAGAATTTCAGACAGCACACAGTAGATCAAAAGAACTACCTCAAAACTCAGATATATGTATCAGATCTAAGGCAGTATGAGAATAAATTGAAATCAAATGCAGCAAAGCTAAAAACTGAAACTTCTATTAACGCTACAGAAGCTTTAGGTAAAGAGTACGCAGATTTAAACGCTAGGTTCTATGAAGAAGAAGCTGCTGACACAATGCAATTAGAGACAATTAAACAGAAAGCTTTATCAGATTCTGTAAAGAGAGTATCAAGTGGTCAGGTAGGTAGAAGTATAGAGAGAATACATAATACATATAATCAACAGTATATGGAAAACGCTAGTAATAGATTGATTACTAGGGAGTTTCGTATTGGTGATAAGCTTGCGGCTATGAGAGCTGCAAACATTTCAGCTAAGAACAAATCTAACTCTGTACGTTTGTATGAACCAAGACCTTTCCAAGATCCAGTTAAACCTGAGTCTCCTTTACCTACAGAAATGTACGGACCAATGACTCCACAAGTCTCTGCTGGTCTAAGCTTTACAGATATAGCAGGTGCAGCAATGGGAGCTTATAACAACTATATGTCTAACAGACCTCAACAGCAGACTTATCAAGACAGCTCTTCTAAACCTGTCAGAACAATGGGAGAAGCTCCTGTAGATTCAGGCGATGCCGCAGGTTGGGCTGAAGATCATGGCCGTTCTGTAGAGGACGCAAACGCCATATTAAGTGGTGGTTCAGTTGAAACCGTAATTGGGTAACTAATGACTAACTCATTCCAAATATCACCACAACGCCAAATAAGGCAAGCTACTGAAGAAGCTGAACAGGCTCCTGAAGGTGGACAACCCACTGCGCCCCAACTTCATAAGAAACGTTTAGGTGGTACTACTTTAGATTTTGAAGTATATGATCCTGCTACTCAGTTAAAGACACAACAGCAAGTTGACTCTATTAGGAACTTAGTAGATAACAGTTTAAAAACTGTAGATGCAAAAGTTAAAGAACAGTCAAAGAAGAAAGAAGCACAAGGTAAACGTCTATTTGAAAAGATTGCTCAGTACAAGATAGATACTAGAGATATAGGTCAAGGTGCTAGAGATCTTAGGAAAGCTGGTAGACCTGATCTTGCAGAGGAATTACTAGACAGTAACCCTTGGTTATTCTTTGGTCTTAAAACCCAAGAAGCTAGTAAAGCAGGACTGGACTCAGTATTTAACGCATCAAATTATATTGATGCAAATATGAATACTCTTCAACAGATAGAAGATCCTACTGTTGTTAGAGGTATAGTTCAGAATCAGTTAGATAGTTATTTAGCTTCAAATTATCCAAATATATCTAATGAGAATTATGTAGGTCTTGTAGAGCCTGTACTAGCTAAAGCTTCTCCAGGTCTCTTATCAGA